TGTTAGGGTTGCTATAAACAAATAGAACCTTATTGTTGTGTATTTATATCTTTCATCTCTTGAGATGTACTCCCATCCTAACATAAGTCTGTTATGTGGAAAATGAAATGCTATGTTTAATGTCCAATCCATATCTTATTTTTTTGTTCCTAGTATAATGTCCTTTTCTATATCTAATGTAAACGCTTTTGTTAATTGTCTTGGTAAGTTTTGCAAACCTAGTTCAAAAGGTGTAGTAAAGAATAGATTGGCTTTTATACCTTTGTTGTAAATGCTCATTGAGATAAGATAGTTCATACTTTCATAAGACATAAACCTACCTCGTTTGTCTCTAAACTGAAACCTTTTCTTTTTTAACCATTTTGCAATACCCTCTCTTAAACCATACTTTGGAAAATTTCCACTTCCATATTTATATTTAGATAATGCAGATTGTGTTTCTGGATACGTTGAGGTTTTACCCCTTACACCTTTATCTACAAAAGTCCCATAATCTTCCATTAGAAAATCTAATAAGAATAAATCTTGGCTTTTATCAAAAGTGTAAGCAATAGAATTATCTAAATCACCACCAGCTTTATTGCTACCATATTTATTTACATCATTTTTTAGATTGTCTTTTGATGCATCAACTACATATTGAGCAAAGGCTTTTAAAACATCATCTACATTTTTAAGTTCCATTAGCAGATGTATATATCATTGTAAATTAGTATATCCATTGTTGATGACCAACCAGCAAGTTGGTTTTCAAACCTGTCGTGAAATGGTATTAAGCTTGGGTTTCCATCTAGTTGGTACTTATCTTGGTGTAGCTGTCCCATTCTTAACCTTTGTATCAGCCTATTCAAGACCGCTAGTTGAGTGTTTAGGATATCCTGCTCATTATCATTACCAGTGAATCTATCTGTCGTTACATCCTTTGATTGGTCTACAATATCACAAGCTAGTATGCTTATATTAAACCTCAAAACATTTTCCTCAACACTAACACTATTTACAATCATATGAGCCAAAGGAAATATGTCTTGCTTGTTTAAATTTAGTTTACTTATATCACCAATAGATACAGTATTAGTATTTACATCTAGTAATAGTTGGTCTTCTATTGTTGAGGTTAATTGGTAATATCCCCTTACTGCTTGATTGCTCATTTAAAATTTTGTTTAATTCTTTTTGATTCTACTTCTGCTTTGTCTTTCATAAAGGATAACATCATAAAACACTCGTGTACATTTAATTTAGTGATATCTTCATATCTTGTAATGTCTCCTTGAGCAAGTCCGTAAATTGAGTTATACCATCCCCATTTGGTTGTGAATTGAGAAACCTTGTCAAGGCTTGCTCCTCCTCCTTGTCCAAATAATTCATCATAGTTTTCGACAAGTCTAGTCCTAAATTCCACAAAAAAAAAATTGATGACAAGACTGCATCCATAGGCATATCTAACATTACATCATCAGCACCTACTTTGTATTCTTCTATAATGTATTTTTCTTTTATCTTGTTTACTACTGGTCTATATAAAACAGCCATAGCTTTTTCTATGTTTTCCCAATCACCAATAAAAGTATCCAGATCTATATACTCACCTAAAGTTAAATCATCAAGCTGTGGATGAAATCCATAATTTATTTTGTCTAATTTAAAGCTTGTAACTAGGTTAGGCTTTTGTTCAAACATTTCTGTAAGTGTTTTTACTATTAATTCAGTATCATTAAACTTTAACCTCATTACCTCATCTAATTTCATATTGCAAAATATCTCTATAATCTTTGCATTTAAAAACCCCTCGTCCTCTACAGCTTTTTGTATTTTAAGAAAGTGCTTATACTGCCTTAAAGTAATTTCGCTTAAATCTGTTGGGATTGTAATATTGATATTCATACTTATATAACGTTTTTAAAATGGTTTTTTATACTAGAGTAAATATAATAAAAAAAGGCACACCATTTACGATGCGCCTCTTACTCAAAACTAACTTATACTAAATGTTTTTATTGATGTTATATGGTGTTATTCTATCTTTCATTATTTCGCAATAGGTTTTATCAATATCATAACTAACTGTATCAAATCCCAAATCATTTGCAACCTTACTTGTTGTACCACTTCCACCAAAAACATCAATAATCAAATCACCTTCGCTTGCAGTAGTTCTAATTATTTTGTTTATTATTTCCTCTGGTATTTGGCAGGGGTGTGCTGTTTTTTCCTTGCTCACATTTTTAACTTGGTTAATGTTCCACCAATCATAAAGCTTTGCACCCGTTTTCCCCTCTGAAATTCTCTTTATTATTCTTTTGTCTTTGAGGTTTTTATAAGGTTGTCTAACTTTTCTAAAGTCTGGTTTACATCCCCACCAACTAATAACTCTACTTTGTTTTCCCGTGTTACTATTGTAAACCCAACAAACAACTTGTTCACATTTCTCTTTAAATGCTTTAGGTAGTATGTTAATAGTTTCTTCTGGGTAGTGTATAATAACACAAGGCATAGGAATTTTAGAAAGTAATTTAATATAATCATTCTCACTCATTCTATCTTTGTATTGGTTATATGAATAACCTTGATTATATGGTGGATCTGTAATTGTTAATCCTTTTGGTATTTCGCAATCTCTAAAATCTTTATTTATTATTTTAATCATATTTATATACTTACTATTAAATCATACTTGCTTCGTGACAAGCACCAGAACAAACTCCGGGCTTATCTATTTCTGTACCACACTCTGTGCATTCATAATCTTTGTACTCTGGGGGGCTATACCAATCCATAATATTCTGTTTTAAGTTTACCATTACGGTAATGTTCTACAATTACACCAGTGCTTAAAGCTATTACCTTATATGGTCTGATGCTTCTTTTTACTAAAATTCTATCTATTAATTTCTTCATCTGTTTGTTTTTAAAAAAAAGTGGGTAGCTTCCTATGTAACCTCGCAACGACCAAGTTTAGAGTTATCGGATAACTCCCACCTTTTGCTTATTCATTAAATTCTGCGTGTTCTAAACACTCACCGCATATTTCATCACTTAAATAAGATGCTTCAGCATCGCAACAATCACTAAACATCTTTTTCATTCTTGTAAGATTGCATCCATAATATTAAGTAGTTCGAAGCATTTCTTTTATCAAACCCAAATTCATTCACGAGGTAAGGTGTAGCTCCAAACATATTTGTAACTCCGCTATCTCTTAATTCATTCAAGTATGTGAATACTTCTTTTACTTCTTCAGTGATTTCCTTTGCTATCTTTTTTGCATTAAATTTCGTGTCTTCCATTATCTGTTTTGTTAAGGAGGCTTTTACACCCCCAATAGTTATTAATTTATGCAAATTGTCTCATACCCCAATCACAAGGATTAAGACCATCTATTGTACAAGTACCATCTTCAATCCATTCTTCAACGTATACATACTCCGCAGAATGATCTGGAAGCCCTTGCTTTTCAAATACAGTCGTATACTCTGTATCACTGCTAAAACTTTGGTGCGGTGCGTAGTTCTTGTTCTCTAATGCTTTTCTTACTTGCTTGAAATTGTAATTTTTCATAATATCTGTTTTGTTTTGATTAATATACCACAATATACAACTTTATTAACATATAAACAAATTTGTTTTAGTGTAAAGCATATTTACCAAAGTTTGGTCTGCTTAATATTGAGTAGGTTGCGTAACGGCAAGGGTCAATAATATGGTTATTTTTATCCTCTGGAGTATTAGTCAACATTCCAGATTTATCCTCTTTCCATTTGTAATTCCTAAACTCACTTATCGCATTTGTTGAGGTTGATAGTATATGTATCTTATATCTCTTTAATAAATCAATACCGGCATTCACACTATCCTTTCCCTTTATACTAGAAAATATATTATGTCCCATTGACCGAAGTTCTGAAATTAATCTAGGTTCAGCACTATCCGCATATATGGGTTTGCTTGTTAGGTTTAATTCTTTAAGGAAGTTATTTATATCACTCGTTGTCATTTGAGTTCTATATAGATGCTCTTGAATATAAAGATTATGCCCTTGGCTATAAACAGCAACAAAAGTACTCGGGTCATTCGTGTAACCAAAATCCATTCCATATGCAATTAGTTCTGCTTCTTGTGGAATCTGGAGAACCTCAACATACTTAAAGATAGTGCTTCTGCTCGCAGCTCTTTCACCTAATCCGTATATCTGCCAATACTGTTCATCTGTATCTCTTAACCTTTCTATCTCATTTCTTATAGATGCTTCTATAAAAGGGTTATCCAGATAGGTTGTTTTAAAGAATACACAATCATCTCTAGTAATTAGTTTATCATATATCCAATGGTATTCATCCGATGGATTAAAGTCAAGTATTATTCTATCCTGTGTTCTAAACAACAACTGCTGCATATCTTCATAGTACAACTCATTCCCCTCGTTAACGAATAGCAAGTCCCTTTTCCGCCCTCTAATCTTTTGAGGTTGGTCTAAAGATATAAATTCAACTAGGTTCCCAAAGAGATGATATTCAGAGTTAGACTTGTTATGGTACTGCTCACTATAACAATTATAGTTTTGTAGGATAGTCATAAAATCCCTCATCACTGTTGCCCTTAAGCTAGGAAACGATTTCCGGCAGATGGTTATAATCTTATTATTGTTTTGAGAACAATAGTTAAATATAATCCATAAAAGAATATTGTAAGTCTTACCAGATCTTGTTCCACCTTGTTCAACTACAATCTTTTTATCTGTATTAGCTAAATGCTTATAGACTATGTTAGTCTGTATCTTCGGTTTTATCAATTATCTCTATTTGAAAGTTAGTAGGCATACCATCTGCTCCGGTAATTTCTTGCCTTTCAATGTATCCTCTTTTCTTACCTTTAGTCTTTAAATAGAATATTGTAGCAGCAGTTGAGTTATCTGCTATCTGTTTATGTAATTGGCTTTCCGCAAAATCTAATGCTACGTTTTCAATATCTCGGACTTCTATTGCAAATGCTTCATCTTCTTTAAGCCATTTATAATATGTTGATCTGGGGATAGATGCTTTCTTACAAGCTACTGTGACCACACCTAAACTTTGCTCAAGTGCTTTTAATAGGCTTTCCTTTTTTATGTGTCTACTTTCGTTCATATTACATTGTTAGTGTTATTCCAAATTCTGAATTTTTTCTTTTTATTTTAGCAATCATACCGGGATACAGATTAATTAGTTTTTTAATACATTCTTTTTCCATATTTACTGTTCTGTAATCTTTACACCCACCATCTTCTTTATAATGGTAATTAGACCAATATAAATACTTTATCCCTAGAATACCACCTTTTTCTTTTATATGCCTCAAGCATAATTCATAATCTTCTTTAACCTTAAATTCTTCATTAAACATATATTCTTTGTCATTTACAATTCCCATAATAGAGCCTAGTGCATAAGTCTTAAACATAATTGGTTTATAACTATATGCAGACCTTGTGCTATTATCAGTTGTCACTCCCCAAATTTTATAATTTAATTGTTCGGTTAAATCAAAATACTTTGTAAATTCATCAATCCAAAAATCTTCATTTATTAATGATATATGATTAACATTCTTTTCATTTCTTTTTACAAATCCTAATTTTTTTATATCATCATCAAGCATAACCACTCTGGTTTCATCTGTGTTATTTAATATCCAATTTCTTGTTTTTGTTATTCCTTGTATTTCATTAGGTATTGCCACCACATTTTTTACTAAATCTTTATATTGATGATATTCACTTTTTGGCACAAAAAAAGTAGCTGTGTTTTTAAATATTTTATTTGTAGTGGTAATTCCGGCTCTCCCTTTACTTGGTACTGCTATTAACATCTTTTAATCTTTTTTTAAATTCATCCCAATATAACACTCTTTCTAAACTTACACTTTCAAATGCACTTCCTTTTTTATATCCCCCATTGCGAACCATTTTCAATTTTAATGTTTCCTTTAATTCTTCCCAATCAACAGAATTAGGTTCTGCCATAATTAGTATATATTCTTTTGGGGGTTCTAGTTGTACAGATTGCGGTAATTCAATATCATCATCTTCTTCTAAATCATCAATTTGTTGGTCTAATGATAATTCTAACCCCCATTCTTCAAGTAAATCAGTATCCCACTCGTTGGCTAGTATATCCCAATCCCATTCACCAAAGCCTACATTATCTTTTACAATAAACTCTTTTTCTTGTTGTTCGGTAAGATCATCAGCTTTTAAAATATAAACTTCTTTTAGTCCGGCTTCCTTACAAGCCTTTAATCTCATATTACCACCCAACACTACCATATCTTTATTTACTACAATAGGGCGCAGCTTAAGCATCTTTGGGAAGTCTTTAATTGACTTTACTAGCTTTTTAAACTTATTGTCTTTTATAAACCTTGGATTGCTTTCATTTGCTTTTACCTTGCTAATATTTACTAGTTCCATATATATAACGTATTTAATTTTTGTTTTTATTTAGCTTTAAGTTAAGTAGTCTTTCTCTTATTGCTTTTCTTTTTTTACCCTTTGGTAATTTGTCTAATAGTTGTTGTAGCTTTTGTATTAGTTTCTTGCTCATAATTCTGTTTTTAAGATGCACAATTTATCACTTCGTATTCATTCTTTGGTTTCTGCCACTCAAAAGATTTTAATATCAATGCTGCCCTTTCATCATATACTTGCATTTGCTTTTCATCCAGATCTCTATATAGTATTTCGTTTTCAGTTAATACCGCTGTCGCTTTTCTTTTAAAGTCTTCTAAATCCTTTATATTTTCTTTTAACTTTTTTAATTTATCTTCGTGTCTTTTATTCTTGCTTTTTGCATTATAGTATCTGCTTTTATATAATACATATTTATTTACCATATTTTCTAAACTTGGTAATTGTTGGTAATTTTCATCCGCACTTATATTAAAATAAGTTTCCAAATTATCAAAATATTCTTTTCTATATGGCTTATAAAATTTAAACATTTTGAGCGCGTGTATTGCTGTTGCGTGATCATATGTTTTTAGTTTGGGCTGTGTTCTCATAAAACTTGAAATAGCACTTGGTCCCAAATCAAACTTTTCCTTTAATAGGTAACAGAAAAAAGCTCTATGCTCTATCACATTTCTTACTCTTGTTTTTTCAAATATATCTATTCCACTAATCTGTATTAGTAAGTCACTTATTTCTTTTGGTGTTTTTAATACCGGAACTTCAATTTTAGTTTCTTCCATTGCTTTGTAGTTTTTGTATGTATAATGCTGCATCCATTAATTCTTCTTTAAGGTGCTGCAAAAAATCATCTTTGTTATTGTCTTGTAAAGTTGTTTTGTATTTATCTATACCCACACAGCTTCTTACATCAAACTCTCTTTTTAAGTCTTCAACTATTTTGTCTTTCATTCTGTTCTTAATTTTAAAAGGTGATAACACTCTGCATATTTTTGTCTTGCTTTACCTTTGTATTCTTGTTTAAATAATTCGTATAGCTTTCTAGTGTATTGGTATTTTGTAATGCAATCTGCAAAATGTTTTTCTGCAAACTTCTTACCCTTACCCTTAAAGTAGTTAACATTGTCTGCGGTGTCACCCTCTATCATTTGTGAGTAAAAATTATACCTAGCTTCTTCTTCTGTAATATCTAATACGATCTGGTGCTTATAGTGATAGTTGTACATCAAGCAAGGGAATTGTTTATAGTCTTTATCTATTGATACAATCATCACTTCATCCCTACCTAAATCATCACTAATCTGCTTCCAGTACCTTGCAACCATATCATCTGTTTCAACACCGTAACCCCATATGCTATCGTATTGCTCTTTTACAAATTGGTGCATCTCATTTAAAAGCGGAGGTAGTTCTTGCTTCTTTCTATTGTCTTTGTACTTCTTTGTTATAAGCTTTCTAAAATTACCCTTTGAACCACTAAAGCAAAGCACCTTATCAATGGTGTACTTTTCTTCCAGATCGTTTACAATTTTCATAAACTGTTGGTCAAATTTATTTCTAGCATCTACAATATTTGTATAGTACTTTTCATCCTCCGGAGTTTCTCTTTTACGATAGCAACTCGCAAAGATTAAACTATCCGCATCTACTAATAAAATCATATCTCTGTAAGTGTTTCCTTTATCATCTTTAGGTGCATCTTCTGCATCTTCTTTTGCTCTTTAGTAACCATTTTTATAATAGATGGTAAGTCTCTAAAAAGCTGGTCAGCATCCATTACAAGTGTTTTGTCTTCATCTACATTACCGTAACCTATTACAAGTTCACCATCAGAACAATGTAAGGTATGAGTTTCACCTACGTATGTATGATTGGTGATGATTTCATAATGTTCCTTTTCATCTAGTTGCTTGTAAAGTACTGCAATTAGTTCTTGTTGTTCTTCCATTCTTGCTTGTAGTCTGTCTACCCTGTTATCTTGTCCCATTTGTCTATTGTTATGTTAAGTTTTAAATAATTTCTGTTCTTCGTTTCTTTTACTTGGTAGTTAATCGATATGTCTGATATAGATGTGTCAGCCTCTGTATAGTACTCTATTTGTTTTTTTAGCTTTTCCCAAGCCGCTTCGTTAACTTTCATATTAAAAGGATTGTATTATAAAAGCATCATCATCTATTTTTATAAACATTGTATGCCATTCAATAGCTGCTTCATTTGGGAATTCTTCTTTATCATAATCTAACCAGAATTCTTCTATGTTTTCATATTCAACATAATCGCAACATAATGCTATCACATCTAATTCTATTTCCTCATCGGTGCTATCTTCATATTCTTCTAAAAAATTAAATAGTGCTTTTTTTCCGGTGCTAGTAAAATGGTGCTCTCTATCCATTTGATAAAATGCATCTTTAAATTCATAAAAACTAATTGTCTGTTTCATCTGTTTTGTTTTAAAAATTAATATAACACAATATAACACTTATTAACTTATAAACATAATTTAAAATGGTTTAATATTTATATTAATTATACTTGCATCTTTTTCATTTATTAAATAAACATCTTTTAAAAGCCTTTTTTTTGTCCACATTGTAGTGTCTGGACAATATTTTTTTACCGGCTTTGGCATCTCTAAAGTATTAAGCCAATACATAAAGTTTCCTTTGGGGTCATTTACAAAATATAATTTTACTTCATCATCCAGATCCATCAACGCATCGTACTTGTCTTTTTCAAGCATCTTTTCCTCATAGTACTTATTGCGGAATTTCATCTCTATAACGCAATTTTTTCCTTTAGGTGTTTTTCCTTTTGCATCGTATCTACTGTAACCCTCGCCACACCATTCTAAATCCCAGCCATCAAGGTTAAGCAGAAATACAACTGCTTTCTCCCATTCGTTTATTGTTTTAATTCCCATTGTTCCAAATTATGTTTAATTGTTTTATCCATAATTTTATTTTGGATGGATTGCAAGTGCAAGGTTTTTGGTATTTATGTTTATAGTAGGTTGCGTGTAACTGACAAATCAATTCAAACTCCTTATGTTGTAATGTGCTTTTTGGTTCAGACCTAAAGTTGCTCCAGCTTTTAAAATCTTCTTTATTAAATTTTACCATCTATCAATTTTTATTTCATTTAACTTTTTTCTTCTGTTATTGCAATCACATTTAGTTCCTCTGAATTTGTGGTATTTATTCACTAGGTATTTTATACCAGTATATTTAGTTATGTAATAAATAATATTTCCTAGTTTCATAATAGTTTCTTTAGTTTGCTTTTGACTTTGTTATATGTATTATAGAGAGAGTAATAATGTATCATACTTTTTCTAGAAAATTCAGCAATGCTTTCACCCTCATTAATTATTTCAAAGACCTTTCTATCATACCAAAACATTTTTGATAGTTCTTCTTGTATTTTATTATATGGTTCTGTAAAATTTACATCCGAGGTTGTTAATTGAATATCATCCATAGAAACCATAGTAATGTTTTTACCCTTTCGTTTTAAATCATAAAACAATGTTCTTAATGTCTTGAAGATGTAATAATAATTTATTTCTTTTTCATTGTACATTATATCCAAACCCTTTTCAAGCTTTATTTGTATTTTATAATACATTTCTTGAACCAGATCTTCTGCAACTTCTTGTTTGCAACCAAAGGATAAAACTATTTCAAGCCATTCTTTATGCTTTTCAGCAACTAAAATCATTGTTTTTTGTACCATATCATTTTAACGGGTCATATAAATCATTTACTATTGTTGGCAATCCTTTTTCATTTACTTCAAAACTAAATGTATCAAAACAATATCCTCTGCTTCTTCCACACTTTACTGTAACCCAATCTTTGTTTACAGTGTTAGCTTCTAAACTTATAACTGTCTCCGCTTTCTTTTCTAATGCTGAACCTAAATGTCCGGTTCCTAACTTTTGACTTCCATAATTTTGATGTATCACACAAATAATGTGAACGTTCTGCTGTTGGCTTAATCTCATTAAAGCACTTACCAAATGGTTACTTTGTTCTATATTGTTTACATCCCCACACAAGTCCGCAACCCCATCAACAATAACCAGAGATGGTTCCTTAATGTTTTCCTTTAAATAGTATTCAATAAATTCCAATCGTTCTTTATAACCTATTGTACGCAACGCAAAGGTATGGTACTTATCCTTTGGTATGTTGCTATCCATATCTAATGGTCTGCGGAATACCTTACTACAATGCCAAGCTCCTTGTTCTGTGTCTATATGTATCAGTTCTCCAGATCCACGAAATCCTTTAATGTCTCCACCATAAATGTTTGAACCACTTAAATATGCACTAGCTAATAATGATACAAAAAATGTTTTCTTTGTTTTTGGTGGTGCAGTAATAACCGATAGGTTTCCATAAGTTCCTAATGCAATTGGTATAAGACTATCACCCTTATCCGATTTTAATACCTTTTCTCCATAGCTTAAACATACTGGAGGGTAATCTATTTTTTTATTAATATCAATATAACAACTGTCTGCTATAAATTCCATTAACATATTCTGCTCTGTTTGTTTTTCTGTCATTTGCTAAATATATAAAAAAAAGGTGTAAGTTATAAACTCACACCCTTTTTAAAATTAGTTTGATTAAAATGGTAAATCATCACTTGCTGGCTCTGTTAAATGCGTTTTAGTTGCATTCACATATTCTGGTTTGTCTTCACGTTCAGCAAGTACAATTTTGCTATCTGTCCAAACAACCTTTCCGTTTCCTAGATAGTTTCTAGCCACCTTTGCTTCCCTTTCTTCTTTGGTTTGATTATCCATTACCGCAACGTTATTACCGTACCTTGTTTCATCATTTACAGAAATCGTGATGTTATAGTAAACGGCTCCATCCTTGCCCTTTATAAATTTTTCTTTGGGGAGCTTATCCACCCTAATTGAAGCATTGATTATTGCACTCATTGTTAATATATTTAGTTATTATTAATATTTATTTTTGGTAATTCTTGCTCTGTTTGAAATCTAAAAAATCTCACCGATGGATTTCCATCAATAAAATAATTCCAAGCTTTTATAGTCATTCCTAATATCCAGTAAAATCCTAATGGCTCTTTGTTAATTTTTGCTTTATATAGCTTGCTATAAAGATAACTTGTTGCAGTATCTTGAGTTCTATTTAATCCATAAATATTTTTTATAAATTCATAAACCTTTAGATCTGGATACTTTCCTCCTATCATATAAACTAGATAGCAAAAATTTGATTTGCTTAAAACTTTAATTTCAGATTTTACATAAATATTTGTAACATCTAAAACAATTCTATATAGCCAATCATAATTTTCTTTACAATAGTTTAATACTTGTTGGTTAGTTAATTGTTCATCCCTACTATAACTCATTGGTGAAGCGGCTTTTGAACCTTTACCTTTATACTTATATATTAGTTTTATAAAAGTAGCTAATAAATTACCATTTTTAAAACCATTTATTGAAAGCACATCGGATGCACTTCTATTTTTACCAGTATCATATGTAGCCATTGATTTTTCTGCAACTCCTTTTACAACTGGAATATGATATGATTTACCAGATTTAATAATAGCCATTAATCTATGTTGTCCATCTGTAAGTTTCATATTTTTATCAAATACAATGCTTTCACCATTTTCAATAAATAACCCCTTATTCATTTGTTGGGTTAAAAAACTAATACTGCTTTCAGATTCCTTTCTGTTTTGTGTATTAAATCCTAAATAGTGTTTTGCTATTTCCGGAGTAATATATACCAAAGATACTGATATATCACTTTTCTTTTTTGTTACATTACTGTAACCTACTCTGTTTAAAATTTCTGTTCTCATTTTGTTAATTATTTATTTAGTTATTATTTATTTTAATTTCTGTTATTTTTTTTACTGAATACCCATTGAGTAATAAAAGATTTTTAGCCTTTTTAACCTCTCTTTGTTTTATTCGGTAGTGCTCGAAAATTTCATTGCTTATTGCCATATTATTTGCTCTTTTTAAAATCATCGCTTTCGTCTTCGCCAAATACACCCAACTCGTAAAAGCCTGTTAACTTAAGAACCGATCTGGACAAGGCTCTTTTTTCTGCCATCTCCATTACATAAAATGAGTTGCAATTTCCGTCTTTATAACTTGCACCTTTTAATGCACTTCCAAAGGTTTGTATTTCTACACCCTCTTTTTTTGCATAGGCTTTTACAACCGCAAAGCTAGGTTCACATTTTACAACCTCGTAATTGATTGATATGTTTTCTTTTGCTGCAATACGTTCTATGCCTTGTCGAGTGATAATAACATAGTGTTGATGTTTATATACATCTGTTTTTTCTAATTCATACTTTTTGTATAAATCTAATAATTTTTCTCTATCCATTTTGTTTAAGTATTTGTGAAACTTCTATTTGTGCTTTTAATTCTTCTATTATATTACATAAGGCTTCTATTCTATATGTATACTCGTCAAATTTACTTTCAGCGGTTTCTTTTGAAAAATTAGTCCCCATTACTGAATATTAATTAAGGTTGATTTTGCAATATCTAATCTTTTATTAATAGATAATTGTGTAAAGGCATCTAGATTAATTACCGCAAACCTTAATTGGTTTTCCAGATCTTTAATCTCTTGTTTTAAATCGTGTTTCTGTGTTCTCATTCTGTTAAGTTTAAATTAATAATAAACAAATATACAAAAAATATGTTAATAACTTCTTATAAAAGCAAAAAAAAAGGCTTAACATAAAGTCAAACCCCTTTTTCCTTAACAAAACAGAATAGTCAAATGTAAGTATTTAAAAACTATCTACCAACTCTTTGTAATGTTTTATCATATCTATTAGTTCATCATTAGAATACTTTACAGTTTCTTTTGATTTTATATATAACTCCTCCGCAGTACCATAACCAAATTTTTCATCTAGGTACTTACCAAAAATATACTGTTCGCCTGATTTAAACATATTACAGCCGATGCACTGCACAGCTACATTGGTTTCTAGCCATCTGGTTGCATAGTGTTTTCTGCTCTGAAAGTGTCCGCATTGCATACCTACCTTATAATGTGAAACCTTACCACAAGTAAAGCAAGTAACATTACCAATATGGTCTGCATCTTTTAACCTTATGTATTGGCTAAATATTGCATCTAGTTTTTTAACAATCTTGGATCTGGATAGTTTAGATGGCATTTTATGGATTTAATATATTTTGATTTTAAAATAAATAGTAATAACTTTGAACTTTTTTATTACTTCAAATATAGAAAATAAATACCAAAAAATATACCTAGAAATATACCTAAAAATATATCTAAATAAAAGATAAAGATATACGGAAAATAATCTATTTTGTTTTTGAGATATGTTTGTATTTTTCCATCCCCCGACTTCCAAAGTAGGCAACATAAACGACAATTAAAAGAGATTTAAGCAATTCTATCCACTCAATACCTACTAAAAAATCTATCTCAAGGCTATCCATAAGAATTAATAACCAAGTTGATACCGTAAGAAATATCAACATCATTGGTCTTGTGTTTTTTGAAAGCCAACTATCGCTGCTCATATCTGCAGACCATCTTTCAGAAACCTCTTGCATTTCTATAATATCGATTTCAAGAAGTTTTAAAGCTTCTTCTTTGTCTTTAGGAGGCAACTGCTCATCTTTACTTATAAGTCCGCCTACCAGCTTTAAAAGACCAGCATCAGGTACCAGATCACTCACCCCACTTAATATTTTCGGTGCAGTCTTTGATAAAAATTTACCTACTCTAGTATCTTTAAACTTTTTTTTGCTTTTTCTTTTTTCCATTGCTCTTATTTAGTAACCACCATTTTTGTAGTGTGTAGCCAATTGTTACCACAAGAAGTAAAACTTTTAATACTACATCTACGTTTGTCATTGAAAATAAAAATGTTCCTAAATTTATTAAAAGTGTTTTGTAGTCTGTTATCATTTTAGCAAGATTTACAATTAGAATAGGTATGATATATACCTTGTCTTTTAGTTACTAATATTTGTTGTCTGTTGTCTTCTTTTTTATAGGATACGTGTAACCATTTTGGTTCATTTCCAAATTCCCAAATAAGTTGGTCAAAAACTAAATTGTCTTTTATCCAATAAAACATCTCTAAATTAGACTTACCGCCCATACTTGTAATATCAAATGCTTCACCTCGTAGATGGCTGCTTCTTGCAGCGCCTTTTAAGGCAGTATTAAGTTCTAAAGACCTAAACATACTATTAACTTTAATTGGTGCGCCTACCCACTCCCTAAGTGGCTCAAACACCTTTTCAGCTAGTAGCTGCATATTCTCAACTTGTTCATCATTTGGTTTATTCTTTATACCGTATTGT